GACGCTGACACGATGAAGCAGGCAGAAATGCTTGGTCGTGCTGGTGACGTTGCCGGGTTGCAAAGATTATTTGCGCAGCGCGGTTACAAGATGAGCGGGCCAGCCTGCGGCATTGTTGCCAGTGGGTATGTGAAGTCTGCAGGATTTAAACCACCGCCCGGTGGCGCGATTGCTACGTCGTGGCATAAGTGGGGAGAAGCCTCAACCAAGGAAGGCATCAACGAACCGGGACGTCCGTTTGGCAGTATGGTGGCGACGTACTGGCACGGTCGTTATGGCGGGACGCAGGGACAGATCTTGGCTCCCGGTGCCAGAGGTGGTCACGTCATGACCATTGTCCCCGGCACATATGACCCAAAGACCAACACCGCAGATATGGTTGACCAATATGGCTATAGCCACGGCAAGCGGACCCTGAATGATCTTGACATTCGCTATGCTGGAGCGGAAGCGGTGGCGGCGGTGGAAGCGGCAAGAGGCAATCAAAGAGACAAAGTTGATAAAGCTATAACCCCTAAAAGTGATGTATGGAGTAAAGCATCTGCCAACGTTAATATCAATTTGAATAACGTGCCAGCGGGAGTTAAGACTGACGCGGATATTGATGGTGGTGTGTTCAAGACTTTAAAGCTCAATCGCAGCAATCAAGTGGCTTATGAATAATGGCACAGGACTTTGATGCCGATGCAATGCTGGCGTTCTTTGGTCAGCTCGGCAAAGAGGTTGACAATTTAAAGACCAAGATCAACAGCCTCAATGAGACTGGTGGTAAGGGTACCAACAATCTGACCAACGAGTTCGCTCGCTTTGGCCAGACGGTGCAGCGTTATACGAGCGGCCCTATCAAGGCGATGGACGCGGCTGCGGCTGGCCTTGCCAAGACCTTGATGGGCGCTGGTGGTTTGGCGCTTAGCTTCGCTGGCGTTGCCAAGGCGCTTGATAGTTTTGCTGTCGGTGAACTGCGTATTAAAAACTTTGCCACGAATACTGGCTTCACCGTTGATAGTGTCAAGAATCTGCGGGTGCAATTATCTGCTGCCGGTGTTGATGCTGGTGAAGCTGCCAGCGGTATCGGCAGCATCGGTGCCAAGTTGCAGGAAGTCTTGGCGCTGCAGGAAACTTCTTCATTCTATAGATCATTGCAGGCCAGCAGTCCGGTTCTTGCTGAGCAGGTTCGTCAGCTCGTGAATATGGGCAGACAGCAAGAGGCGATGAATAAATTACAGGAGGCCTACAATAACGGCGGTGAACGCTTCAAGGCTTGGCTGCCAACTGTTACTGGTTATTCCAAGGCTGCATTTGAGGCTGGCATTGTCGGGATGAAAGGTTTGATTGAGCCGTGGAAATTCAACACGGATCAAGCCAAAGAATATCACAAGACGATGACCAATCTTGACACCATCGTTTCTGGCACTTGGACGCACATGGCCTTCACGATGATTGAAGGTGTCAATACCATGGTTGGGCCGGATGGCCTATTCAAGTTAAATGATAAAGCGAAAGCTTTTGCTGAGGGGTTCAAGAATTTTTTCAATACCTATGTCATGCCGACGTTGTCAACAACGAGCCAAGAATTTTGGGCGATTTCTAGTGCTGTTGATTCGATTGATAAATTCTTGTCCAAGTGGATTGGCAAGGGAGGAGGCAAGGAAGGAGACAAGCCAGTTACTACAGGCACTATAGTCGGGAAAATTATTGAAAGATCCAAAGAGCAGATTCCCGGAAGCATGGAGGGTGGCACAGGTATTGGTAAAATTTGGGATTGGCTTTCGAAACAATTAAGCACTGAGGCGCACGCCGGAGAATATGAATCTGGATCAACTTTGCTGGAGCAAAAGGATTCCGAGGAAACGGAAAAAGATTCAAACAAGTCATTGCGTGATATGCGCGATGTGTTGATGAAGTGGGATCAATCTGAAAACACTGGCACTCTCGGTGGTCGCGCAGGTGGTGGCGGCTTTGCCGGTACTGATGTGCCGGGAGGGCGTACAAGCGCTGCTGTAGGCGGGGCGCAAGGGCCGATGGGACGTAGCGGGCCAAGCCTAGCTCCCGGCACAAGCAGCGCGAGTGGACCGGAAACTACCGCTGATCTCGGTGAAGGCAAGGAAGGCAGCGAGTATCTGGCGGCGCGCCGCGCGCCAATGAAGCAACAGATCGAAAACGATCCAGCTTTAAAGAGACAAGTTGCGGCGCTGATGACGATGGAGCATGAAAGTGATCCAGCAGCCGTCTATGAAAGTCTGGCCAACCGTATGGACTATGTCAATACGGAGCGCGCCAAGCGTGGGCAAGAGCCGCTGTCATTGAAGCAGATGGTGTTCGGCACCGGCAAGGGCAGTTTCTATGGGCCGGTCAGGAGGGGGTTGCTGGGCGCACGAATGGCGCAGATGAGTCCTGAGCGTTTTCAAGCAATGTATAATGCGATGGCCTTCGTCCATGGCGGCAGCAATCTACTGGAAGGCGCGACGGACCAAGGCAGTGCCAATGACCCCAATGCGCAGCACCAAGGCGGACGCAAGGTGCGCTTCGGTGAAGTGTACAATGATTTTGGCGGCGGTCCGGGCGGGCACGCAGCAGCAGCGCGTTTTCGTGAAATGATACAGAAAGGATTCCGTGAAGGAGTGAAGAGCGGCATCTGGACTGCCGGTACGAAAGCTATACCGCACGCGGCATTGTCACGTGACGCGATTGATAGTTCATTGCGGGTTGGTCCAAATGATCGTTACGGTACTGCCACCGTGGACATTGATTTTAGCGGCATGGATAAAGCCAAGAGAGAAAAGAACAGGATTGATCAAGCTTTTCTTGATGTGAAGATCCATCGTTCACCGCAGGCACCGATGGCTGGTGGCGGAGTGACTGCATTCAATACTTATGCTTTTGAATGAGCCATGGTAAAGGCATCAGAGCTTGCAGTCCTGACGGTGAAAGGGACCGACTTCCAAGATTGGGAAAGTGTTTCTGTCAAGCATCAATTGCGTGAGATGCCTGCCTATTCCTGTCGGTTCACGTGCAGCGAAGGTTCACCGCTGAGCAAGCATCTGGTCAAGTTGCAGATCATGCCGGGTGATCCATGCACTGTTACGCTGGCTGGACAGCTCGCTTTTACCGGCAAGGTTACGACGCGGCAAGTGTTTGCGGATGCGCGTCGCCATCACATAGAAATACAGTGTGCCAATAATCTACAGATGGCGATTTCAAGTGTGATTTCCAAGACAGGTGAATGGAAGAATAAGGAGCCTGAGCAGATCATTCGCGACGTGCTCAAGCCGTTGAAAATCAATTTGAAAATTGAAGGCGGTGCGCTGCCAAAGTTCAAGATACCGCGTTATTCCGCGACTCCAGGCGAATCGGTACATGATTTCATCGACGTACTGACACGACATTTAGGCGTCAAGAACAGTCCGGTTGGCATTTCTCATACGTCAGACCCGCAGGGCAATTTCGTAATTTTGACCGGGGCCGTGGGCGGCAGTGACAGCCTTATTGAAGGGCAAAACATGATGGAGGGGCGCGAAGTAATTTATGATCCTCTGCAAGCTGGCGGTGTGCCTAGCCCAAATCAAGGTCCCGGCAATGATCAGCAGCATGGTACCAAGGTTGCGAGTGAACCATTCAAGGCTGAACCATTTGAAACTTACGGACAGAAATATCCACCCAGCGTCGTCGTCCCTGAGATACCATACTTCCATAAGGACTTGCTTGAAGGGCGCGTGATGGGTGAAAGTGGCTGGCTGAAGGAGTCCTATGTCACAGTTTACGGGACCGTCTACGGCTGGCTGAAGCCTTCTGGTGGATTGTGGAATAGAGGGCAATGGGTGACGGTGCAGTCACCGATGCTTGTCATGAACGGAATTCCTCTGATACTCAAGAGCGCCACGTTCAGTCAAGACAACAGCACTGGTACGCGCACCGTGCTTGAACTTGTCAATACCAAAGCTTTAGGCGAAGGCACACCGAGGCCGAATCAATGACGATACGCACTACACTTGCCAATGCTGCACGGCAGGCGCGCATGGGAACTGCCCGCGCGACTATACGTGAATTCAGCGATGACCATTTGATGCAGGAAGTCAAGAAGGCGGACGTCTATCATAGTGAAACGCCCAGCGACTTTGAGCGCTGGCAGATGGTCGGGATGACTTCATTCCCAATCAAGCAGCAGGAAGACCCTAACCAGAAGAAATCTTCCAAGCCGTCCAATCCAACTGAAGACGGTGATTGGAATCATGATCAGCCAAAAGGACCGGCGGCTGAAGCATTGATGATATATGTGGGCGGGTCGCGTTCGCATCCGATAGCGCTGGTTGATGACAGGCGTGTGCGCCCTTATGACATGAGCGAAGGTGAGGGCGCTAATTATGCGCCTGATGGTTCTGAGCAGATGGTGCTGTTTAAAGAGAATGGTACTTACGTTGTGTCGCTTGACGGCAAGTCTGTAAAAGATCCAAAGAGCGACAAGACCCGTTTCGCCAGTCTGCGTCACGTCAACAAGAAAATGCAGACGCACAAGATTGAAAAGAAACAAGATGGTCAGTCCGGTGGTGGCGCTGCTGGAGTGCAGGCGCTGGAGGGCGAAGGCAGCGGTGGAGGCACCGGGCAGCAGGAAAAATACAAGCATGAAGGCGACAGCGTCAACACCGAAGTGCGCTGTACGAAAGACCGGATAGAATTTCGTGCAGGCGACAACGTAGTTGGCTACTATGAGGCGTCATCGGAGACTTGGTTTCTCAAGGGCAAGATTGCGACGATGGAATTTTCCGATCACATTGAAAGCAAGGCACCGAAGGTCAATGTTGATGTCAGCGACCGCTTCCAGACCTATGGCGGTGGCAAGACTTTCCTTGGGCTAGATAATAAGGATGAAGACATTGATACCAAGGTCGTGACCGAGGGCGGTCCTGCGAAAAAGACATTTGCAAAGATCGGCAGTTAAATGGTGTTTACTCCTTGGCATACGGCGCATGGTGAAGCAGCACCATCGTTCTTGACGGTCGCTGACATCGTGCCGTTGTCGCCTGCCGACAACAGCGTGGACACAAATGATGTGATAATCGAAGGCGCTGGCACGATTACTTCATTCGGTGACAGCCCGCACAAGGTCATCAAGCGCGTTAAGTTCGTGCCGCTGGTGTTGCGGGCACCGGGAGGTAGTGGAGCGTCGATTACGCTGATCAATTCAGTGATACTTAATTTGCTTGGAAGGAAAGATCGCACCATCAGCGATGTGTCCTACGGCATGTATCTGTGTGATGGCAGTGACCACTGGAGCGAAGTATATTTTGCGCAACAGGGATCGGCGCTGGTCAGTGAACTTGAGGAGCGGGTGGCGGTTTTGGAGGCAAAGCTGAAGTAATGGCGACGATTCAAGAAATCTCCCCTGCGCCTTGGCGCAAGCGATTAGTACCAGCATCGTTTGCTGGTGTGCAATATCATGTTGAGCAGCAGGCGCGCAGTGGTGGACGACGCGTGGTGTTGCACGAATATCCAAAGCGAGATATTCCATACGCTGAGGATATGGGGCGTGCGGCGACGCGTTATCAGATCACTGGTTATCTCATAGGCCCTGACTATCACACGCGTAAACGTGCATTGATGAATGCACTTGATTCGCCTGAAGGGGCAACGCTGATGGACCCTTATTTGGCGGAGCCGAAAAAGTGCTTGTGTGAACGCTATAACGTGACGGAGACACGGGAGCGTGGCGGCTATTGCACATTTGAAATGACTTTTGTGGAAGTAGGCAATCCCGGAAATACTCCTGCACAGACTAATAGTGCCGTCAATGTTGGTGATCAGGCACAGACTGCCGGGGCGGATGCCGCGCAGACTGCCAATGATCAGGCCGCTATGATAGATCAAGGTGCAACACCGTGAAAAAATCTGAACGCGCAGAGGCCCTTGCAATTTCTACCAGATTGATGGCTGAGCTTGTCAGCTTTTCTATTGCCTCTGTCGGTGATGAAGGTGCCAATCTTCGTTCCGCCATAGGAAAGTTTCTGAGCAATTTCCATCAGCTCATTGTTGATCATGTAGTCGGGACGGCCTTGTTCGCGTGTTTTGAGCAGGCGCGCATGGCAGGTGCAACTGTTAAGTCAATGAACAATGTGCGCAGCGCAATGTTCAAGGAAACGCCTGCCTTCCCACTTGGGCTGGCCATCGTGAACGCGGCTGTCATTTTTTCCTTTGTTGAGCAATCACAGATCATTGCCAAGATTGAATTTAAGAGTCGTAATGAAGCATCTGCGCTTATGGATGAAGTAGCAGCGATCATTGAAGAAATAAAAATGAACAAGGCTGATTCATTTGTATCTAGAGATTACCAAAATTTTGTAGGGTTGGCGGCTCTCTTGATTCAGCATATGTCAGCCACCGAGCGTCAGTTGCCGAGAATTGTCAATTATAATTTTGCGGCTAATTTGCCTGCTTTATATTTGTCCAATCGCATCTACTGCGTTGGATCAAGGAGTGATGAATTGATTGAGGAGAATAGGACGGTACACCCGGCTTTCATGCAGCGCAATGTCGTAGCCTTGAGCTCGTAAATGTCAGACGTTCGCATTATCAATGTAACCAATCTGGAAGGCATCTGGGCAGACTGGCTGTTGAAGCCGGATGCTACGCTTGATGAGACTGAGGAACTGGTCAACATTGTCAAGATGGCTTTGCTGACTTATGCGCTTGCGGACGTTGATGACATTTTGCCAAACCCAGACAGCACCGATCGTTGCGGCTGGTGGGGAGACTTTGAAGCAGAAACGATCTGGGACGGTTGGCCGATTGGCGCAAAGCTCTGGCTGCTGAAACGCAGCAAGATCACACCGGCAGAAGCAAAGGAAGGTTCAACACTGGCGCGAGCTGAGCAATATTGTCGAGTCGCTCTGCAGCCATTGATTGAGCGTCGTATCTGTACGCGAATTGATATAGAAGTAACGAGAGCCAGTATTGAACGCATCCATGTTCTGGTAACTATTTATCGTGGTGAAGAACGCAAGATTGAACTTCGTTTCCAGAATCTGTGGGACGAAATAACAGTTAGAGGGGATTAGACCTTGCCTTGGTCAACACCAACGCTGCGCACAGTTCGCGAAATGGTTCGCGGTGAAGTCACCACGAGTCTTGGTCGTGCTTCGTTTGTCGGCAACAGCGTGCTACGCGTCATGGCGGATGCCATGGCCGCTGTCTGCCATCTGACATTGCGCTATCTGGATTGGCTGTCGCTGCAGTTCTTGCCGGATACCGCTGAGCATGAATGGCTTGATCGTCACGGAGACATCTGGCTTGTCAATGCTGACGGCAGCACCGGACGCAAGGTTGCGACTTTTGCTTTCGGTAGTATTACAATATTTGGTGATCAGGGAGCAATCATTCCGGCTGGCACGCGATTGACCGGCAGCGATGACTGGCCATATGAAACCACTCAGCAGGTCTTTGCGAATGGTGACATTGGCGTGACGGCCATGGTGCGAGCATTGAATCCCGGTGCCGGAGGCAACAAGGCCCTCGGTGATGTTTTGTCAATGGAAACCGTCATCATTGGCGTCACCAGTGAAGCACCTGTCATTGACATTGATGGCGGTGTCAATGATGAAACTGACGAGCAATTGCGTGAACGCGTGCTGCGTAGAATTCAGCAGCCGCCGATGGGTGGCGCGGCCTATGACTATGAGGCGTGGGCGCTGGCCGTGCCGGGAGTAACTCGGGCGTGGGCTGCGAGTGAAATGGGTATCGGCACTGTGACGGTGCGCTTCATGATGGATGATATGCGCGCCGACAATGACGGCATTCCTACTCAGGAAGACATTGATGCCGTGGAAATTTACATCAACGGCAAACGTCCGGTCGCGGTGAAAGATACTTTCGTGGTAGCGCCCGTCAAGCAGGAAATAACTTGCATCATTGACCAACTCGTCCCGGATACCGAGAGCGTGCGGGCTGAGATTGAGCAAAGCCTTAATTTGATGTTGCGCAATCTTGCTGCCCCCGGTCAAACGATTTTTGCGGCATGGAAAAGCTACGCCATCATGAATACAACGAGCGTCGTTTCCTTTCATCTGGCAAACAATGAAGATGACGTGATGCAATCTGTTGGTCATATAGGGATTTTGGGAAGCGTTATCTATGACTGACTACGACAAGCACGTCCGTCGCAAGGGCAAGGACTACGTCGAGGCGGTGCTTGCCCTGCTGCCGCAGGGTGAGGCGTGGCCACGCTTTCCGCAAAGCACGCTGGTCCGCACGCTTACCGGTCTGTGCGAATATTGGGGTTTCGTTGACGGGCGTGCTGCTGATCTTCTCGAGATAGAAACTGATCCGCGCAAGTCAACTGAGATGTTTGCGGATTGGGAGCGCAATTGGGGTCTGCCTGATCCTTGCTTCTTCGGCACGCAGCAATCCTTGGCGGATCGTCGTCGTATCCTGATGCTGAAGATGACGTTGCTTGGTGGCCAGAGCCGTGAATTCTTCGTCAAGATTATGTCGTGGCTCGGTTACGAAATTCAGATCAAGGAATATGCTCCTTATATGTGCGGCGTGTCCAAGGTCGGCGATACTTCGTATGACGAGGCAATTTCTGGTGGCGTACCCGGCAACATGCGCTGGTATCTTGGACCGCCAGAAATGAGATTCTACTGGTCCATTGGAGTCGGTCAAGTTAAGTTGACTTGGTTCAGGACAGGGCCGATTGGCGGTGAGTCTGGTGTTGACCCCCATCTCATTATTGGCATGGCTGGGGAAGTGCCTTGTCTGCTGGAGCGTATCAAGCCAGCACATACACAGATCGTTTTTGACTATTCTAGCCTGCAGCTTGGCGGGTCAATGGCAGGTACACCATAAGGGGAATTAGATGCGATATCATCAACCGTACGGCGTTCAAGATGTCGATGCTCCATACATCAATGGCGACCCAAGCCTAGGTCGGCAAGGTTCGATCATCCCGGCGGAGGCAGTCGAGTATCCGCAGCGCGAAATTGTCGCTGCCATCGAAGCTGCGAAGCTGACGCCGGATGATGCCAGTCTTGCGCAGCTCCTGTACGCGATGCGTAGTCAACGAATGAATTATGCGCTGGCGGTCAACAGCGCGCCAAATGCCGTTGCCGTAGAATTCGACCCGCCGATTGCAAACACCATGACGCCGGGAATGCCGCTGCGCATCAAGGGCGCTGTGAACAATACGGGGGCGACGACGCTGGTAGTGGACGGCGACAGTCATGCGCTGCGTTACGCGAGCGGTGCAGAATTGCTGGCTGATGACATCAAGGCTGGCGTGATCTTTGAGGCGATCTGGAATGACGCCGGTTATTGGGAGTTCAACCCGTACGCGAGCGGTGCCGCTGGTGGTGGCAGCACGACCAACACGTTTGTCAATATTCCATACGTCAACGATACCGGTACGCCTAATTCTCTTGTCGCAAATTTCGTCCCGGCGATCACGGCGCTGGTCGCGGGCACTACCATTGAAGTGAGACTTGCCAATGACATCACCGGGGCTTCGCAGATCAAGGTAAACGCACTTGCTCCGGTGCCGATAGTGCGCGGCAACGGTGCGCCATTGCAGAGCGGAGATGCTGCGACCGGGCAGATCATGTTGCTGATCTATTCCGCCGCGCAAGGTGCGTTCCAGTTCTTCGGTCTGATACCGAAGCCTGCCTCGGGTCTGGGTCCGGTCGGCAGCATCATTCTGACGGCTGGCAATGCGGCGTTTCCAGGCACTTTGAAACTGAACGGGGCGATCCTGCCGCGCACGGCGCATCCGCAGCTTTATGCGTTCGCTGCTGCGTCCGGTCGTATCGCGGCTGATTCTGATTGGACAAACCCGGCCAACCGGTATTGGACAAGTTTCTCGTATGGTGACGGCTCAACAACTTTCCGGTTGCCGGATTTTCGCGGCGAGTTCATGCGGTTTTGGGATGATGCGCGCGGCGTCGATCCGGGGCGTCAATTGTATCAGCAGCAGAACTCGCAGACCGGTGAAATCGTCGGGGCCGGTTCGATGGCCGTTTCCAACATCATTTGGGACCCAAGCAAAGCCCCGCCATCCGCCATGTTCACCAATCCGAACGTCAGCGGCCTTGCACACGCCTTGGACAGCGGTCCGCCAATGGGCGACTTTCCAAAGGCGTTCACAGCGGGTGTCAGCCTTAACCTCAACGTCGGACAGGAGACGCGGCCACGCAATGCGCCGGTCGTGCCTTTGATTGTGGATGGTTGACATGCAAGTATTCTGCTTCGACTACGAAAGCGGGGCCTACACAGGCGAGCAGACGCTCGATGTGACGGATTGTGACCAGCGCTCTCCCGGTGTCATGTTGATACCGGGAAATGCAACATGCACACCGCCGCCGCGCTGCGGTAAGGGTCTGTGGCCAGTCTGGCGTGACGGTCGCTGGCTGGTTTGCGAACTCGCGCCCGATCCACTTGCAGATTACTACGCGAATTTGTGAGGCAGCATGTCAGAAGCCGCAGAAGTCCAGATCATGACGTTCTCTGACGCCGATTTTTCGCGGGCGTTTCAGTGGGTCATTAATGGCGTGCCGTTTGACTTCACGGGTTGTGGCCTAATGATGATGATACGCAAGCGTCCGGAGGACACTGAAGTGTTCGTGTCGCTTAGCACCGATGACGGCGACATTGATTTCCTGCCTGACGTCGATGGCAAATTGACGACCTTCAATATTCGCATCCTGCGTGAGCAGACAGTTGATATGCAGGCTGGCGATTATTATCACAGTCTGATTTTGCTGCGGCCAGATGGATTGCGCGAGGACATTTTCAGGGGCAAGTTGACACACGCAATTGGACCAACGCGATGACCAGTGTCAAGATTATTTCGGTTCCTGAGCAAGGTCCGATGGGGCCGAAAGGTGATCGCGGTGACGATGGCGCACCGGGCACACCGGGGCCGCACGGCGCAACCGGCCAGATAGGTCCACCCGGACCTCCGGGTTTGCCGGGAGCAAAGGGCGATCAGGGCGACCCCGGTCCTCCCGGTGGTCTTGGCGACGGTCCGTCAGATGGGAAGGTCTACGGCAGGAAGGACGCCGCATGGGTGAAGGCCGTCGATCCGGCTGGCGACACCATGACCGGACCGTTGGCGCTCGCGGGTGATCCGGGGAGCGCGCTCGTCGCGGCACCGAAGCAATACGTCGATGCCGGTGATGCGGCGGTAACGACAGCGTTCCAGAGCGCCGACACTGCGCTCGCCAACAGCAAGGTGGCAAAGGCGGGCGACGTCATGACCGGCGCATTGACGCTGGCCGGTGACCCTGCCGCCGACTTTCATGCCGCTTCGAAAAAATATGTCGATGCCGCCGTTGCTGCGGCTCAAAGCGGCTTTCCTGCCGGGACCAAGATGCTGTTTCAGCAAACAGCGGCACCGACCGGATGGACCAAGCAGACGACGCACAACGACAAGGTGCTGCGCGTGGTCAGCGGCACTCCCGGCTCCGGTGGCTCTGTTCCTTTCTCGACTTTCCTCGGTCGTACCAGCACGGACGGCGTGACGCTCAGCACGGCGCACATGCCGTCGCACAATCATTTTTTGAAAGTTTCCGCCAGCACTTCTCCGGCACAATTTCCATTGTCAAATGGTTCAACTGTGGCTTTTGGCGATACGTTTTCAAACACGACTTACGGCGGTGCCGAGAACTATTCGTACAATCAAACCACTATTATCGGCGCGGCTGGCTCCGGTGCCGCCTTCGCTGCGGGCATCGATTGCCGCATCGCCTACGTCGATCTCATCATCGCCACCAAGAACTGAGCCATGAAAACAGCAACCATCTCACGTACCGACAACGTGGTCTACATCGACGGCGTGGCCGTGCCGGTTGACTGCGCGGACATTGATCCGGCGGTCCACGTCATCCAGTGGAATGCTGAGACGCAACGTGGCGCAATTGAGTTTGTTGATGACGATCCAAATGATGGCTTCAAGGAACCGAACCAGCCCATCGACGATATCTCGGCGTGGAAGTCTTACATTGACATCGCAGTGGAAACTCTAGATGCCGCAGACAGTGCAGAAGCCACGCGGACCTGACAACCTGATCTGTCCGCTGCATCGCGCTGCCATGTCGGACGTGTGCGACAAGTGCCCGCTGTGGGTTCATGTGCTCGGCAAGCATCCGCAGAGCGACCAGCCGGTCGATCATTGGGATTGCTCGCTCGCTTGGATGCCGTTGCTGCTCATAGAGAATTCGCAGATGCAGCGGCAGACCGGCGCGGCTGTTGAAAGCTTTCGTAACGAGATGGTGCGGGCGAACGAGGTTTCGCGTGAA